CATCACCACTGGCACTAACTCCCGTTGGTAAAGCTGGAGCAGGACAATCAGAAGGTAACTCACAAGCTATTGAAGATATTAAAGTTCCTACAGATGCAAAATCTATATTTAATCTTAAAGATACTAATTTACCAACTTGTGTCCATTGATAACTGTGATTAGTTGCTCCTGATGCAGCAGTTGTAGCAGTTTGTACTATTGTACCAGTATAGGCTTGTTGTGCTATGCTTTCAAATGGTTGTTCAGTAGGTGCAGCAGTAGCATTGGTGTTATTTGCTAATACTGTAAAAGCACTTTGTGTTGAAGTACCACCACCACTTGCAGCTATTGTAAGTTGTCTTGTCGCTCCTGTTCCTGATGGTGTAATAGTTATATTAGTTCCTGCTACTAACTCCGCTTCAGTTTCAGCTCTTGAAGCACTATTGAAATCTGAAATTGTACTCGATGTTTGTGTTCCTGTATGGTTTGCTCTTGCTAATAATGTAGCATCTGAACTGTTTGCAGTTGCACCAGTAGCAATACCATCTAATTTAGTTTCGTCTGCAGTTGTAAACGAAGCAGTTGTATTTGTTAATACCGTTGCTAATGGTTGTTTTCCATTTAATTGCGTTTGAATTGCACTTGTAACTCCTTTTGCGTAACTTAATTCAGTTAGACTTGGATAAGTTGCAAGTGGTAAACTAACTACATTTTTATTAGCATCAAACGAAGCTATTGTAGATGATGTTTGCAATCCTATTTTTAGCGTTCCATTTGATACCTCTAAATTATTTTGAACATTAGAACTTCCGCCTCCAAAATAGTGAGTAGCTCCAGTTCCATTTATATAAAATGTTTGACTAAAATCAGGGAATATACTGCCTCCGCTATAAAGATATTTTGTTGCAGTTAAGTCAGAAGTGAAATTTTTAAGACCTGCAATAGTTTCGTTTCCTGTTAAATGTACTACACTATTATCATTTGCTTTTAAAGCTAAAGCATCAAAAACAACATCTTGATTAGGTGCTGATGTTGTAACTCCATTTGTAATTGTATTAGCTACTTTAGCATCCGCAATAGTTTGAACTTGACTTGCAGTTTGATAGCCATCAGGATTTGTTGCATTATAAGGAGTATATCCTAAAGCAGTTTCAACGGTTTTATTCTCCCAAATATTTGTAGATAAAGTATAAGCTAAAACATTATTATTTGCAACGCCATTTATTTTAACATTATGAAGCTCATTTAATTCATAACCGTTATCAACTTTAACAAAAATAGTTCCTTGTGTTATATGTGCAGAGATTACATATCCAATAATAATTAAATGATTTGGTGCTACTGGCTTTACTTTTGTAATACTTCCAGCAACTGTTGGACTTAAATAAAGAATATCACCGTCTAACCAAGTTTCACCTTGTAGACTTCCAGTAGTGTTAATACCTCTAACTAATCCACTTGTGGTTATAAATCCTTCTTGATTATTAGCTATTGTTTCAGTTACTAATCCAATAGTTTCAGCACTTAAAACATCATTTGTAGCTTGTGCTAAATCTACTTTTGGTCTCTGACCTTGAGCACCTGTTATTCTTACCGCTTGGTAATTAGATTCTAATAAACTTACATTTGTAGATGTTTTATTTACTACTCTTATAACTGTTTCTTGTCCAACTTGTAAAGTAACATTACCACCTTTTAATATTAAATTCAATGTTCCATCTGAATCATTATAATACATAGAACCAGCAGTAGTAGGTATATTAGTTGGTGTATTGTCAAATTCTAAATTTCCTAATTGAATACCAAATTCTCCTAAATTAACATCAGAAGTAGCTCCTGTATAAGGAACTGAATTTGCTATTTTAGTCTTTTCAGCAGGAGTTATTAATCCCGCATTTGTACCATCAGCTAATGGTATAGTTGCACCACTACCTGTACTACTTGTTACTGTTCCATTCGTAGGAGTTGCTATATATGCTAAATCAGTAGCACCACCACCGCCACCACCTGTAACTTGGTTAATATTTACAGTAGTTAAATTAGGGTTTACAGTTATAGCAACCGTTTCTACCGTTTCATAAACATTAATATCTATTATATCGTTTGCCATTATCGAGTTACATCATTAGTTATTGAAAAGTTTCCACTTATGTATGTTTTAACAGTACCATCTGCTTTTATTAATTCAATATCATAAATGTAATTATAAGCATCAATATTAATTATTTGTCTATTAATTCTAAATAAACCAGTAGCAGCGTTTGTAATTGTTATTCCTGCACTTGCAACAGAAGTTAAAGAAAGAAATATTACACCTCCATATTCTTTCCTTAATTGCATTCTTAACGTGCAACCTGTTAAATTTAAAGCAACTGAATTAACAAGCATTTGAAAGTTTACTAATTCAAATGTATCTCCTTTTATATGTGTAAAATCTAAAGCCATTATTTGTCTTTATTTAGTTTGTTTAAAAATACCTCTAACTTTTTTACGTTAGTTTCTTTTGGCTTGTATGTTTCTTTTATAGTACCCATCCTGTAAAATTTGCATCTTTATCCGGATAAACATCAGCGTTTGAATTTAGATAATATTCAGGGAATAAAGTTTGATTAAAACTCATATAATCTATAAAACGATTTGTATAACTTTGAGCAACATCTCTTTCTTTTTCAATTAAGAAATCTATTTCAGATTTTTCAACCGTAGAACTGTTTTCAGAATTATGTTTAAATACTCCTTTATTTGATACTTTATAAGCTGCGTAAGGCAAAAACTCTACCATTGCCCAATGTATTACCATTGGTTTAATATATTTGCTTAAAAGCGTTGTATATGGAGCAGTTAAATTACCTGCAACAATACCATCATTAATTTTGTCGTATAGTTTAGTTCCTAAATAATTTTGAATATGTAATTGTTGTGCTTGATAAATATATTGTGTGTATATATCAGGGTCTAAATTACCATTTAAATTAGTAAATTTAACTATATCATTTGTGCTTATAAAAAGTCCTTGTGCCATATCTTAATTAGTTTGTATATCCCATTTTATCCCAATACTCTTGTGTGTATCCTTTTGTAGGCATATCACTTGGCTTCATAGATACTTCTTTTTCATTACGTATTCTATATCCATATTTTTCAGCTATTGCATTGCTTAATGGTTTTGCTTTTGGACTTGTTGGGTCTATTTTTACACCATCTAAATTAGCATAAGTTCTACGTAGCCATTTATGTTCACATCTTGCACCACCTTTATATAACCAAATAGAATATGTATCAGCACTTTTAACTCCAAAACCAGCATTTACAACTTGAGTTCCCATAGAAATTATATCTTCTTTTCTATAAACTTTGTCAGCATTTATCATTTTATTGCAAAATTCTCTTTGACCTGATAAATTTCCACTATAAACGTATCTTGTAATGAAGTTTACACCATCAATTACTTTATCTTGTTCTGATTTATTTGTTGGTTTTGCAACTCCTGTAGTTACAAATTGCCACATTTTAGATAATGTACTTTCTTTTTTAGAATTTATGTTTTGTATTTCTAAATCTAATTCATCTTCTGTATCATAATCAACTTCTGTTTCATCAATTATTAACCATTCTTCACCTAATGTTTCTCCTTTTTCAATTAGTAAATCAGCAATAGAATCATTTGATAAATTATGTGAACACATTTTAACACCTGTTTCTTCTTCCATTGTTTCAGCATCCATTCCAGATACATCAATAAATTCTAAAGGTTGTATTGTTTTAAAATATAACTTTAATGATATATTGTTAATAGCTAAAATAACGTCCAAGGCTTCAATTATTTCTAATTGGTATGGTTTTATTACTATGTTGTCAAATAATAGCGTAGCAGTCTTTATTTCGTCTGCATTGTTACCTAATCCACCATCACCTGTTCTAATTCCTAATAACATTGGAGAAGTAACTCTATGTCCTACAATTAGTTTTTCAAAACATTCTTTACTTAAATATTCATAATGTGCAGGAGCATCATTTAAAGGTAAATCTTCAACAGTTGTTTTTGATTCAGCATTAGCATTAAAAGCTACAATTACTTTTTCTCCTCTTGCACCTGTTAGTTTTCCAAGTACTTCACGTTTCAATTTATCCCTCATTTCTTCTGTAGGAATACCATTATTGAAATTTATAACTTTTGTGCCACTAAAACCGTTTTGACAATCATTGATTTGATAGTCTGCTATGTTTTCTTCTAATAAAGCATAAGGTAAAGCACCAGAATAATCTATTGGACTATAATAATCAAATCCACTTACATAAGGTTTAATAACATATATTTCAACTTCATTTCCATTACCGAATCCAAAAGCAGGTATTTTTCTAATTTGTTCAGTTGGTTTTTTATTTTTCCAATCGTTGTGATAATACCAAGCTTCAATTTGTCCTTTATCATTACATTTTTCTGCTCTTAATGTTTGCATTGGAAAGTGAAGAACTTGTTTTACTTGTTTCTTTTCCATTACAACTTGCATTGCAGCCATTCCTAAAAGTTTTCTTTCTAAAGCTATTTTCTTTAAATCAGCATCTTTTATAATAGACTTCATTTGAGCATATTCATTAGGCTTTTTATTAGAATCTAAAGCATCTAATCCTTTGCCATAAATCATATTAGCAACACCTGTTATAATAGCACCATTTGTAGCACTATAAAGATACCTATCTATTAAATATTGAAAGTAATTATTATCACTTCCATATTCAATAAAATCATTCTTTTTATTTTCTTGTATTACAGGACTTGTATAAGCACTTAAATTTACTATTGATATATTACTCATATATTTTAAATTCGTTGTTTGTAACGTTTGCTACGTATTCATTTTGATTGACTGTGTATGTATCTGTATTTTGATTAGTACAAAAAACTTTATCTTTGTAAACTATATCATCATTGTTTTTAATAGTCAAATTATAAAACGTATTTTCTTTTAATGCAAAAATAGTTGTCGTTGTTAAATAATAATCAGACAAGAAAAAATCAGCAGCTATATTTGTTTCACTTCCTGTTGTTTCGTTTCTTAAAACAATAGTAGTAGCTTTTAATTCACGTGGAATAAAACTAAATGTTTGTGCAGTATTTTGTTCTTTTAAAATTATCATAATCTATTTTATTTAATAATAAATTTAACGTAGAATTGTTTTAAAACAAAAAAGGCATACTAATTAAAGTACACCTTTTTAAAAAACAAACAAAACAAATATTATGCTACAGTACCTTCAACAATAGAAGCAAGTATTCCTGTAGTTAATGGTCCAGTTACAAAGTTTGCAGGTATTTTTTCCATACCTTGAAATTCCATTTTGTAAGATGAAGCATCACCCATTGCAGCACCTGTAGAAACAGTAGCAGTAACTAAATCCATTCCTTTAGTCAAACCTGCCATAAAGAAATTTCCGTTGTTATCTTCAACAATAACTTGTGGACGTCCATAAGCTAAAAGTTTAAGTTGTTTATGGTCAGCAATAGTTAATTTTTTAATATCCAAAGATAATTTTTGGTCTACAAAAGTAGTTCCATTGTCTCTTGAACTTGTTAAAGTTTGTTCAAAAGTTGAAGTTCCTTTTAATTCATATTTGTAACCAATTGGTGTACCACCTAAAGCAGTAATTACGTCCTCTTGTCCTGCAGTTGCAGAATATGTTACTGTTGTAGCATCACCCCAATTAATGAAGTAAACTGCTCTTAATCCTCCAAGACTGTCCTTACATTGAACAGCCCGTCCCAAAGAAATATCACAAGGCATCGGCTTTTATTTTTTAAAGTTAAAAAAAAAGGGTAAGCAATTTTACCTACCCCATATTTAGTATTATAATTTAGATTATGCAGTTGGTGTGTAAAGTACAATTTCAGAACCTACACCATATTGAACCGCAGCAGTAAATCTCATTACCACTCTTACATTTTGACTTCCGTCAATATCAGCTAAATCAATAACTTGAACTTCATTTTGGTCAGATAACAAACCTGTTCCAAAGTATAAGTTAGATTTTTGAGCAGCAATAGCAAAATCATTTGTCATACCGTTACAAACAAAGATTTTAACACCATCAAAAGAAAGTGAACCATTGTTATACCATTGTGTACCTTGTGCGTTTGTACCATTCGCTCCTAAGCCCGATGCTCCAAAACCGCCTAAACTGCGGATATAATCACGGGCAATTGATTGAGAAACGTATAAATACAAATCTTCTTTTCCGTACAATGCAGCAGGAATAGCATCAACAATTTTTCCAAGTTCAGCAACTACATTAGTAGCAGTTACACCACCTGAAGCACCAGCTACATCAATAACAGTAGCATCAGCAGCAGCAAGAGTTAAGAATCCGTCAAATTCTCCTGCGTTAGCAGTAACACCTTTCCAAATATTTTGTTCTGTTTTTTCAGCAACTTTAGCTACAACGTGAGACAATAAGAAATCAGCAAATGATGGAGGCAAAGTGTCAAATGCAGAATATCCCATTTGAATAGCTTCCCAATCAGAACGAAAATCTTTTTTACAAAGTTGTAAATTTACTTGAAATTCTTCAGGAGTAATAATTCTTTCTGTAAGAGTTACAGTAGATGTAGCATCGAAATCACAAGTTGCATTTTTTACAATAGCATCTGTAGCAATTCTTTTAATTACTTCTTTAAAAGCGATGTTTGGTTTAACTTCAATACCACCATTGGCGATAGTTGAACCTGATAATAATGCAGCAGAGATGTATTTTCCTGCAAAACTTCCACTATAAGTAGTGGTAATTGATGTTGTAGTAGCCATAATTTATTATTTTTTAATTAAAAAGTTTTGCCATAACTACATCTTGTGTAGTCATTTGGCGATTAGGTGATATATTATTTATTGTTAATTCAGATTTAACTTCTGGTGAATGTGTCAATGGTTCAACAACAACATCAGAACTTAATTCTTCTTTTACTTCTTTTGCTAATTTTAATTCAGCAATTTCAGTGCGTAGTTTTTCAATTTCAGAAAAGAACATTTCTTTAGAAACTGATTCTACAATTCTTTTAGGAGTTGCTACTGTTTCAGCTTGTGCTTCTACTTCAACTTCGGCTTCGGCTTCTGGAGCTTCTTCTTCTACAATGGCTTCTTTAATTTCAGCAATAACACCTTCAACGGCTACTACTAAAATCATTCCATCTTCAAGTTCGTATTCTCCAACAGGTACAGGAATTCTATCCTCACCGTTTACAATAAAAACATTGTTATCCATTTCAAAAGCATCTGCTTCTATAACAGTAACTCCATCTTTAAGTTTCATTTGAGCAAGTTTTACTTCCATACCCAAAAGAGTTTTAATTTCGTTTAGTACATTCATATTAAAAATTTTAAATTTATATATTAATTACTTTTATTTATATTTGTTATAAATTAGTTAATTATTTGTTAAAGTGAATTTTGTATTATAAAGTTCTATATATTTGTAAAAAAATAAAATATGAAAAAAAATAAAATAATAGGAATATCAAATGGAATTGCTTATAATTTAATTGATGCAGATTTATCAAATAATACAGGATTAATAGATTCTGTTTGGGGAAGTTGTGTTTGGTGTAAATTTGATAAAATAATAATATGATTTATATTATAATTTGGTCAATCATAATTTCTTTTTTATTAGGAATTAATATAGGTAAAAAAACTTATCATATTGATTTAAAAAATAATTTAAAAAATAGATTAAAAAATTCAAATGAAGCATTATTAGATTATATATACAATCATTTTAAATTATAAATATGAAATAAAGTTTTGAAAGTTTTAGTATAATGCTAAATGAATTAAATTCTTCTATAGAATTAAATAAAATTAAACAAAAAGAAATAGATAGATTAAAAAACGAAAATATTAAATTAAAAAAAGATTTGATTTTTTTGAATACATTAAAATTTTTTAAATAAAAAAGGGGCTTTAAAACCCCTTAAAATTTAATTATTACAATAATGGTATATCTTGTTGTATTTTCATTAATGTAGTATTTGCATCAGAAGTAGATTTAATTCCTTTAGAAATAGTTTCTTTTGCAGAAAGAATTTCTTTTGGCAAATCTATTCCAAGTTCATTTGCTTTTTTAGAAATATCAGTTAATAAAACGGAAGCTTTTACTAATGAATCTCTCCAATTTTGAATTGTAATTTTAGCGTTTTTAACTGAATTAATTAAAGAATCAGAATCTCCTTTATATTTATTTTTAAGTCCTTCAGCTTCTTTTAGTAATTTATTAAAATCATCTGTTAAAGCCAAATCTACTTTTTGAGTAGCTAATTCTGTTTTTCCAAACAATGCTTTGTTTACTAATTTTTCAGTTGTCATACTATTTTTTTTATATTAATTATTATTATTTATTTTTGTTATAAATTAGGAACTTACACTTGTAATAACTCTTACAGTATTTGTGTTTGTAACTGTACTTGTTTGTTGATTAAAAGTAGAACCTATTCCTTGTTCTTGTAATTCTCCATTACAACACTTTTGAGAGTATTTACCATCTTTACATAAGCAACCTCTGTTTCCACCTTTTGGTGAACTTGTTTTATTTCCCATAATTTTATTTATTAATTTCAGCATTAGTTATTATTGATTTTATTTTATCTATTAATTCTTGTTCTTTTGCTATTTGTAAACTCATTTCTAATTTGTCACTAAAATATCCTTCTACACTTATTCCTAAATAAGTTCCGTTTTTAATTTCTTCCCAAACTTTATCATTGTCAATACTCATAATAACTGCCCAAGCACCTTCTACTGCATTTAAATCATACAATGCAGTTTTATCTATTTTTGGATTTTCTACAATCCAAGATTCAACTACTGAAACCCCTTCAACTTCAGTTTTATGTTCTAAAGTAGCATTATTGTTATTTAGTTTTTTTAAATATAATCTACCAGCTTTTAATACTGTTTCTTTTGAAAATGTAATATTATATTCATAGTCACCATTTTTCCTAAAAATAAGTTTATTAGGAACTAATGCTAAACCTATAATAATTCTTTTTTCATCATCAACTGATTTAAATTCAATTCGGTGATTATTTAAAGCAACCCAATTTTCTTCTATTGCAGGAAACTTTACTAAACTTAAAGCATCTATACCATCTTTATCTTGACTTTCGTCAATAAACAATTCTATTGTTTCTAATTTTTTAGCCATTGTATTTTTTATATTATAATTAATTTATATTTATTTTGTTTATCCTATTGAAGCACTTGAAATTATATTGCGTTCTAAACTTTGTTGTGTTGTAACATCGTTAGCTACTACATAAGCCTTAATAGGTTGTGCTTCTTTATTACCTATTGTTTGTGCTAATTGATTTGTAGAACTTGCACCTACTACGTTAAATGATGGAGCAGCAGGGGCGGAACCTCCGCCTCCACTTGGAGCAGAACCACCACCACTTGGAGCAGAACCTCCTCCACCTCCACCACCACTTGATAATAGTTGTTTTGCTCTTGCAATGTTTCCTATAACAGTAGCAGCAGTTGAAGCATAAGACACAACTCTTGCAATAGTACCAATACCAGGAACTAATGGAAATGCTAATTGAGCAGCTACACCTTCAGCATTTGCTAAAGTTGATGCTTTAGAAATTGCTACTGCACTATCTATTCCTATTTGAGTTAATGCAATGGCTTTAGATATAACTTGTCCAGCTTTTGTTTTGGCAATTCCAGAAGATTCTAAATTAGATATTATATTATTTAGATTTTGTTTTGAAGTTGCTATTGCATCATTTTTTCTTTTTTCAGCTTCAATTTCATCTTGTGCTTTTTTATCATCTTGTTCTTTTTTCTTCGCTAATTTTTCTTCAAAAATAGCATATTCAGCATCAGCTTGACTTGTTAAAAATTGATTTGTTAATTCAGCAGTATCTAAATTATTTGCTTCTAAAACTGCTTTCTTTTCGTTGTATTCCCTTAATTCTTTTTGTGCAGGTGTTTCTTTTGCTTTTGCTATTTCATCTAATATAGCCATTGCATCATTAGCAGACTGCATTTCATCAGCTAATCGTTTTTGTTCTTCATCTATTCTTCTTTGTTCTTCAGCACTAATTTCTTTATTAGTTTCTTTAACAGTTTTTACTTCTTCTTTTTTATTCTCTTTTTTAGATTTTAATCTATCGTCATCTATTTTCTTAAGTTTACGATTTAACTCTAATGCATATGCCCTTTGATTTCCAGCATCTTCTTCTACCAATTTTAAATATTCATTTTTAGCAGCAACTTTTTGTTTTGTATATTCATCTAATTGGCTTCCGTGTTCTTTTAAATATTGCTCATTATTTTTTAATGATTTTGAAGCTGCTCCTGATAATCTTTCAACTTCTCTTTCTGCTTCAGATGTTGCACCTATAAAATCAGTAATTGCGTGAACAACAAACATAACCCCATCACCAACTAATGACAATGCAGGTATTACTCTTAAAATAGTAGCTTTTATTTTATCGAAATTAGCTATTAACATTCCTACTGCTACAACTGCAGCACCTATTCCTGTAGCAATTAAAGCACCTCTTAACAATTTTAATCCTGTAGTGGTAGCAGCCATTACATAATTATAGGTACTTTGATAAATAGTTAATGCCCTTTGTGCAATAGAAGTATTTTTAATTACAGTTGCAAGTATTTTAAATTGGTCTATACTTTCCCCTACTGCTTGTAAACCACTTGAAATAGCCATTGCAGATTGAACCTTTAAGATAGCTGCCTCTACATCTTTACTTTCAGTACCTAATGCACCCATTAATCCTGTAACCGCACTAAATCCACCTGCTACTCCACCTAATGCACCGCTTAATGCTCTAAATTTAGCATCAGGATTAAATGCTTCTGTTAATGCTTTTGCATCTCCAATTCTATCAGCTAATTCAGCAGCTTTTTTAGCAGCATTTACTGCTTCTTTAGATGTTGCTCCAAACTTATCAGATAACGCACCTACTTCAGCTTGTGCCTGTCTTAATTGGGATTTTAAACTACCAAGAGATTTTTCAGCATCGCCTAAATTTGATTTAACTTCTAACTCTATTGTTTTCTTTTCAGCCATTTTATTTCTCTTTTGATTTGGTTAAATCCTTGTTTTAATGTTGTTGGTCTTTGGTACTTTCCTTTAGCTATTTCAATCAATTCACTTTGTCCGTAAAATTCATCTAATGCTAATAAATCTAAAATGTGCTTTATCATAATTTTATATTTCTTGTATTTGTGAAGACCATTCAGGTGTTGAAAGAATATTTAATATTTCTTCGTATGTATAAGGACCTTCTTTTGTTGTCAAAGACGCTACACTAATTGGCGTTTGTTCTTCATCCCATTTAACAAATGTTTTTGTTTTGTCTAATGATTTTCTAACTGTTTCTATTGATGTTTCACATACTTCTGTAAAATCTATTTGAGATAATTCTTCAGTATTAAAAATCATAAATTGTCTTTGATTATAATCCATATCTTGCTTTTGTTGCGTTATAGTTTTGTAATACTTCTGTTGACGTTAATTCTCTATTATAAAAATTAACATTGCTTATTTTACCATTAAAAAAATGAACATAATTACCAGATGTTTTTCCAGCACCTATTAATATAGGTAATGTATTAGAAAAATTATATCCAGAGGTATCTTGACTCGCTGATGATACTGTTAATTCAACTGAATTTATATATATATTAACTCTATTTAAAGATGTGTTTAAACTATTAAATGTAGCAGTTATATTATACCAATTACCAATAACAGGGGTAAATGGAAAATTATAATTAATAATAACATTAGCTCCGTCTTCAGAAATACCTAAATTTATACTGTTATTTGTTGCCAATGTCAATAAATGAAAACTTCTTAAATTAAACCCAAAATCTGATTTAGATATAATAGTTTCATTTAAACCAGTTCTTGAATTATAATTAACCCAAGTTGATATTGAAAAATTATATAAATTATTAAAAACAGAATTATTTAAAACACTTACATAATCATTACTGCCATCAAAAACAATACTTCCGCCATTTGCAGAATCAAAAGTTGGACTATTTACAAGTGTTCCATTATTACTATATTGACTTAAATCTGTCCATAGTGTTCCTGTTCCTGAATATGATTCTGTATTTCCAGCGTCTAAATTTAATAAAAGACTTGGGTTGGTTAATTCTCTAAAATCTGTTAGCAATTCAAATTGAACTTCTCCTGTTGTTAAATCTGTTGTAAACGTATTAATCAAGTATCTCTTGTCTCTTATAATAAGCCTATCGTTTAATTTAAGAGTAGTTAATAATGATGTTGGTAATATTCCACTAACTTTCACTAATCGTGCTTTAGAATCAAATATATTAGCTAAATAGTTTTCATAATATTGTTGATATAAACTATTAGTTATTACTTCATTTGTTAATGTTGATTGTTGAGCATTAAAATTTAAACTATAAGTATCTGTTCCATCAAAATACTCTTGCCCAAATGCTTTATAAGTTGTATGCAATGTTGATGTGCCACCTGTAATATTTGTATTAAAATAAAAATCAGAATCAGTAGTTAACGTAGTTAATGCAGTTGGATTATAATCATATAAAATTATAGATTTAGGAATGTACTTTTGTAAATCACTTTTTAAAGCATATCCTACTTGTAAAAGTTCTGATAAATTATTAAAGTTTAAATCTTCAAATGGCAATTTAATATTATATTCCTCACCTTCGTTTTGTGTATCGTAAAATAAAGAACCGTATTCAATACCATTTGCAGATATAAATCCTACATTTACTAAAGATTCTGATTTTTCATATTGAAAATTTATTTTCTTATAAGTTTTTACTCTGTTTAAATTAACGCTATCTGACTTAATATATTTTGTAATATCTCTAATTTGTCCACTTGTATAATAATTTTCTAATTGTTCAATAGTGTAATTAATTCCATCAGTTGAATAACAAGTCAAATTAAACATTTTTAATAATCCACTAAAAAAATCTTCTATTTTGATTTCTGGAAAATATTGTCTAATTGATAAATCACCTACTGTTATCGTTTAAAATGTATTTTTAGTAAAT